ACGTTATACTATTAAACAAGTAAATGATAGTTTTAACTACTGCGACTGCTAGTCAAACGTTTAACGTAATTCCTAGAGAGTATGTAACTGATGCTGAAATTTGTATTAGAGACGAAAGTACAAATGAAGTAATATGCGTTCTAACTACTGGTCAATTTTGGAATACAAATACTTTTCAATGGCAGTTAGCAAACTATGACTGGGAAGACGAAGCAGGTATTGTAATAACTAATGATTTAATGTATATTACAATGAACTTGAATTTAATAGAAGGTAGATTTTATGATATTAAAATTTCAAATACTAGCGGTACTGTTATATTTAGAGACAAAATATTCTGTACTGACCAAACTATAGATCAGGAAACTAATAATTATTACGATATGAATGCAGGACAATATATAGAAAACTCTTCAGGAAATAACGATTATATAATATACTAATATGAAAGTAAATTTTTTACAATTAAGTACTTATACAACGCCTGAAGTTCAAGAGGTATCAAATCAGGACTGGATAGCCTACGGAGCTGATAATAACTATTTTCAATTTCTTATAGATCGTTACAACGGTTCAGCAACTAACAACGCTTTAATAAACGGAATTTCTCAAATGATAGTAGGGCGTTATCTAGACGCTACAGACTCTAATAGGAAACCTGAAGAGTATGCTAATATGAAGGCTATGATTTCTGAGGATATGCAAATGAAATTAGCTAGTGATCTAAAGCTAATGGGTCAGTGTGCTATGCAAGTTATATATAGTGAAGACAGAAGTAGAATAGCTCAAGTTGAACACGTACCTATCGAGACTCTTAGAGCTGAAAAATGTAATGAAGAAGGAGAGATTCCTGCTTATTATTATTATTATGACTGGGAAGAGTTCCAACAAGGAGACGAACTAGAAAGACTACCAGTGTTTGGAACGTCAAGAAACGAAATAGAAATACTATACATAAAACCTTATAGAGCAGGATTTAAATATTACAGTCCTGTAGATTATCAAGGAGGAATTCAATATGCAGAGCTAGAAGAAGAAATAGCTAACTATCACTTAAACAACATTATGAACGGTCTAGCACCGTCAATGCTCCTGAATTTTAATAATGGAACTCCAACAGAGGAAGAGAGAAATATTATAGAACAAAAGATAGCTGCAAAATACCAGGGCACTTCTAATGCAGGAAGATTTATATTAGCTTTTAATGATTCTGCAGATTCTGCAGCAACTATGGAAGCGGTGCAATTAAGTGACGCTCCGCAGCAGTATGAATTTTTATCTACTGAGTCAATGAAAAAAATAATGGTAGCTCACAGAGTTACTAGTCCTATTTTATTTGGTATTAAAGATATGACAGGTTTTGGAAATAATGCTGAAGAAATTGTTACTGCCAGTACTTTAATGGATAACACGGTTATAAGACCGTTTCAGCAGCTTTTACTAAACGCTTTTGACGATATACTAGCGTACAACAAAATAGTGCTTAATTTATACTTTAAAACGCTTCAGCCGTTAGAATTTAACGACTTAACTAACGCTACTAATAAAGAACAGATAGAAGAAGAGACAGGTCAGAAGTTTTCTTTGTCTAAAGTAATAGACGGAAAAATAGCATACGAAACTATAGAAGAAGCTGAAAGTAAAGCCAATGAGATAGGATGTATGGGCTATCACGAACACGAAGAGGACGGTAAGATTTATTATATGCCTTGTCAAACTCATACAGACTTAAAAAAACCTTGTTGGAAAGGCTACGAACAAATAGGAACTAAAATAAAAGATGGTAAAGAAGTTCCTAACTGTGTTCCTTTAAATGTTAATAAAGAATTAACTAAAGCTATTTTAAAAGAATTAAAAGAAAAAGGAGAAGATGAAGAAATGGAGGGCTACGAACTTATAGATAGTAGACCTGCAAATGAGTTTGATGAGTTATTAAATCACTCTCTAAAATTTGCTACAGACTTAGCTTCAGTGCCTACTAGTACTCCTAATAAAAAAAGCTCTCAAGATACTAGTATAATAAAAGTTCGTTATAGATACTACGGAAGTAATAATCCTGAAAGAGAATTTTGTCGTAAAATGTGGGCTGCTAAAAAAGTTTACAGAATGGAGGACTTAAATAAAGAAAGTTCTGATAATTCAGAGTTAGCACCTAAAGGTCAAAGTACTTATAATTTATGGCTTTATAAGGGAGGAGTTAACTGTCAACATTATTGGGAGCGAAGAACTTATTTAAGAAAAAACAATGAAAGAATAACAGTAGCGGAAGCGAGACGTAAAATTGCAGCTCTAGACCCTAGTCTAAAAAAAGAAGCTCAAATAGAAACTAACGTTCCTGAAGTTGCTCAAGTAGCTCAACCTAAAAATGACTGGTGGAGTTTAGACCCTAATTATAGAAAATAAAAAGATATGGCAACGGCATTATTTATATCGAGAACGGACTTAGTAAGAAATACTATAATAGATGGGTCAGTAGACACGGACAAGCTTTTGCCCTTTATAAAAATTGCACAACAGATGCACATTCAAAATTATTTAGGTACTGATCTTTATAATAAAATTTCTGCTCTAATTACTGCAGGAACTCTTACACAACAAGCGAATCCTAATTATTATACTTTGGTTAACGATTATGTACAACCTATGTTAATAATGTTTGCTATGGTGGATTACTTACCGTTTTCAAACTTTGCAGTTAAACAAGGCGGTACATACAGACATCGTTCTGAAAATGCAGACTTACCTACAAAAGATGAAATAGATTTTCTAGTACAAAAATATAGAGATTATGCAGATTTCTATACTAGACGATTTATAGACTATATGAATTATAACGCTTCAACTAAATTTCCTGAGTACTATTCTAATAGTAATGACGATATGTACCCAGACACAGAAGCTAACTGGGTAGGATGGGTATTATGAAAAAAGAATATAATATAAAACAAACAAACTTTAAAAAGTTATTAGTTTATCTAAAAAAAATAAAAAATGAGTACACTAACAGGAAATAAAATAAGTTTAACGTATAAGAGTTTAATTAAAGTCTCAGATAATGATATTTTAACTGCAACTCTACAACAGTTGTCGGATGGGTTAGGGAATAATTCAGGTGTATATTTAAACACAGGCGGAGACCTGAAGTCAACAGGGACGCTAGAGTTTGCTAATTTTAAAGGCACTTCTACTTCTGTGACTATCAATAAACTTGTTAATCAGGCAGACGGCATATCTTCAAATGATAATGACACTTCCCTTCCTACTTCGGCAGCAGTTAAAGATTATGTAGATACTCACGTAACAAGTCAAGACTTAGACTTTTCAGACGGTACGACTCAAAGTGCTATAGACTTAGATTCTCAAGTTTTTTCTATTGTTGGAACAACTAACGAAATTGACACGGTAGCAAGTGGTCAACAACTACAAATAGGCTTACCAAATAGTATTACAATTAGTGGAACTTATACTGGAGCAACGTTCTCAGGAGACCTTAACGGAACTATTAATACTGCTACTACTGCCGTAACACAAGCGGCAGGAAATAACTCTACTAAGGTAGCTACAACGGCTTACGTAGACACTCTAGATGCAGCTAGTGATCTAGACTTTAGCGGTACTAGTGGAACTGGAGACGTAAACTTAAACACTCAAACTTTTGCTATAACAGGAGCTGCTAATCAAATTACTACTGCAGCCTCAAATCAAGGCTTAGTTATATCTTTACTTTCTTCAGGTGTTACTTTACCAAATAATTCTGTAGCTACAACACAATCAGCAGGAGACAATAGTACTAAAGTTGCTACTACTGCGTATGTTGATGTACTAGATGCGGCGAGTGATTTAGATATAGCAGGAGATTCTGGAACAGGCGATGTAAACCTCAACACTCAGACGTTTACTTTATCAGGAACTACAAACCAAGTAACAACTGCAGTAAGTGGTCAATCTGCAACTTTTAGCTTACCTAGTACAGTACATAGAAACCTACAAGGAAACGTAACTGGAAACCTAACAGGAAATGCAGACACGGCTACTAAATGGGCTACTGCAAGAAATTTATCTTTAACTAGCGAAGCTACAGGAACTATAAGTAGTGTTGACGGTACTCAGAACGTATCTGGTGCGGTTACTTTATTAAACTCTGCAGTTACAGGAAAAGTACTAACAGGACTTCCAACTCCTGCAGCAGGAAATATCCAGGCAGGAGATTCTATCTTAGAAGCCTTTGGAAAACTACAATCTCAAGTTAGCTCTATTTCAAATGGATTAATATTTAAAGGCAGTTGGGACGCAGATACTAACACTCCTACTTTAACAAGTGGAGGAGGAGAAGTAGACTCAGGAACGACAACAGGACAAGCTACAAATAAACTTATTCAGTCAGGACAAAATTTTAACACTACTATAACTGTAGGAGATAAAGTTATAAATCAGGTAGACGGAACAACGGCTCTTGTTACTGTAATTGACAGTAATACTCAGTTAAGTTTAAATGCTGATATAATGCTTAGTGGAGAAGCTTATACTATTGACGCTAGTCCTTTTATTCAGCAAGGAAATTATTACGTAGTAAATTACGCAGGTACTACTAACTTAAATGGAAATAACTCTTGGTCTATTGGAGACTGGGTTATAGCAGACGCAGACAACCGTTGGTCTAAACTAGATCATAGTCAAGTAGACGGTCAAGGTACTATAGGAAATTTACCTGTTTTTGCTACGGCTACAACAATAGGAGATTCTATAGTCGCTCAAAGTGGAACGGCTCTAACCGTTACAGGTTCTTTAAATACAACGCTAGGAGCTTCGGTTGCAGGAGACTTTGCGGTAAATACAAACAAGTTTACAGTAAATGCTACAAGTGGAAATACAGTAGTTGCAGGAAGTGTTGGAGTTGCAGGAAGTTCTATTGTAGAAAAATTTAACACACCAAATATTAAAATATCAGGAAGTACAATAACAGGAACAGTAAGTGCAAATACATTGTTAATAGATAATTTAAGTTCAACATCTCGTTTTTTCTCTTGTGGAGCAGATTCATCAACTAATGGAACTTTTAATTTTAATACAGGTACAAGTACAGGTTTAGGTGCAACAATGTTAACACTTGCTTCAACAGGAGCAACTTTTGCAGGAAAAATTATTTGTAATAATGTTGGAAATGATAGAAAAATAGAATTTAATAGAACAGGAGCAAATGTTTATTCTATTGAACACGATAGTGCTTTTTTATATTTTTATAATGTTACTGCAAATTCAATACCTCTAAAATTAGCAAATAACAATGATGCAACTTTTGCAGGAAATGTAACTGTAAATGGAGAAGCAAGAGTTTACTCAGGTACAAATTTTGGTTATTGGGGTGTAGATTCAGGTAATTCCTATGTTTATTTAGGCACTAATTCAACAGGTTATGGTTTATCATTTCAAACAGGAGGCACAGAAAAATTAAGAATAGACAGTTCTGGAAAATCAACTTTTACAACAGACACAGGTGTATTAATAAAAGGAGCATCAGGCTCAGTAAGTGCTAAAATTTCTTTTTTACCTGCAAGTGGTGGAAGGCAATATGATTTAGGAAATGTTGGTGCTGACTTTAGAATTTTTGATGCATCTGCCAATATTACTAGAATGTATTTTGATAATGATAGAAGTACAGGAATAAACACAACAACTCCTCGTGGTAGATTAGAAATTTTTAGAGAAGCAGGAGCATCAAGCCTTCCACAATTAGTTCTAGGAACAGGAGAATCAGGTAGTGAAAATTATTCTTTGTCAACAGATACTGTTTCAGCAGGAGATTTTTGTTTATTAAGTGGGGTATCAAATACTTCTTCTGCAATAAAAATGCGTTTTCAAGGTAACGATGTTTTCTTTGGAACACCAACTGCAACCTATCCTACAACCAATAACTTTGTGCATATAAATACTCAATCTGCTGCTACTATAACAATAGGTGGTCATAGTGGAACACATACAGCAGTACAATTTAGACACAATGGAGCAACAACAGTTGGTTCAATAGTAGTAAATTCAAGTAGTACAACTTACAACACATCTTCAGATTATAGATTAAAAGAAGATTTACAAGACTTTGCAGGATTAGATATGGTTTCTAAAATACCTGTTTATGACTTTAAATGGAAAACAGATG